TCTAATTTTGTCCAGACTACTGTGGAATAATCCTGCTCCGTAAAACTAAACTCAGCATCTGGTCGTAGCAATTTAATTGCTAAAAATAGGTAATTCATTATGCACCAATTTCTAAAAGTAGTATGTAAGAAGGGGTCGAATATGGTTGGTAAATTGAGGAGACTGAACCGCCCACAGTTGGATTGATACCCTGTACTTTGTAAGTAGTTGCAGATGTTGTTGCAGGTGAATCTAAATACATCATACTTACTGGCATTGTTAAATCACCATTTGCCCAACCCGTACCTGTCGAACGCATAGTTGCGGGCGTGCTGCCTGTGTAGTAATCCAAAATCGTGGTGCTAGTTCTGACTAATCTTGAACCTACCTGCAATGTTCCGTTTGTGCTTGAACCATTGACAACCATATTGACCAATACTAAAACTTTTGAAGTTGCTGATGAAGGTGTGATTGTTGCCGTGATAGTTGTATCAACGGCAGTTGTTGATGCAATAGTTGTTGCCGTTGCAGTAGTCGCTTGCACAACTTGCAAAACTTTACCGCCGCTTGGTGGTGCTGCCCATTTAACTTTATATGGACTAACTGTTGTATCAGCCGTCAAAAGTTGTCCAGTTGTGCCAATTGGCAAATTATCGTAAGTGCCTGAACCTGTGCCAATAACAATGTCGCCTGATGCCGTGATTGTTGTTGCCATGTCATTTGTGATTGTTACCGCACCTGATGTGCCACCGCCTGTGATTCCGGTTCCAGCTGTTACCGCTGTTATATCACCCACGTCATTTGTAATCCAGGTAAAGTCCATGTCAGTGCTTGTTGCTTTTGAAAGGATTTGGCCAGTTGTGCCGCCTTTAAGGTCGGCCATTGATGTGTCAACTGCTTGACCAAAAACGGCAAAATCCGCTGGAAGGTCAGTCACCAAATCTGTTGACGTTGGCATTTGCCAACCAAAATTGGACGTTGGGTTTGTCATGTTTTCTCCTTATCAGGCAACAATTGTTGCATTTTCCCAGTCGAGTGTCGGCGACACGCTTGACCATGTTTCGGTAATTGGTACGTCCTGCCAGCGCATTGCCTGAAGGCTATAAGCCAACGGTGTCATAAGTAGGCTGACGGAAAGTTGGTTGTAACTAGCCTGGAATGACCAGCCTTCGACAAATCCCTGGAAAACCCCTGAATTCATATTGGCTGGCAAATCAACCAAAGCCACTGGCATTCCCATGAATACGCCCAACAAGTTGTCACGGTCGGAATCATCAATTTCTGAGTTGGTCAAGTCGTATGTAATGTCACTAAAAATTGGAAAAGGTTGCGCACGCAATGATAAATAAAAATTGGCTTGGTCTAGGGCATCAGACGAATTGTGAAGGGTGGTTGAAATGATTTGGCTCAATTGGCCATACGTTGTAATTGAAGCCGTGTCACTAGCTGATTCCTCATTGCTGGAAGTTGCGCCATATTTGATTGTGACGGCGTTGCGCACGTCACCCGCACGCGTGGCAATTCGTAAACCCGCTGCCCTGGCTTCATTGGCACTTAGGTCAACATAACCGTTGGCGGCTAGGTATTGGGTGCGGTGTGTCGAATCTGCATAGGCAATTCGTCCAAGTGAATCTTCGCTGATATAACCCAAGCCGCTGGTGGCCAATGCTGAAACCAAAGAATAAACATCAGTAATGCTTGATGAACGCGCCGCAAGTTCATAATTGCCTGGACGGTCAATTTCTCCTAACCCATTGTTTTCCGCATTTGCCCAAGTAATGGTTGGGTCATAAGTTGCCCAAGTTTGAACACCCGCAACTTCAGCCCAAGTTGAAAACAACACTTCACGCAAAATGTCATAAATTTGGTCGCCGTCAAATTCCTTTGGCAATACGCCTTCGGTCAGTGCTTTTGGAAGCCTAGCCAATGCACCCAATGCAATGATTGAGTAAGTTTGAGTGAAAGTGGTTGTTCCAACGTCCCTGACTTCAATGCCAATGTCTACTACATTGCCGCCAAAAATGGCAACAAATGCGCCTGTTGAATCTTTGATTTCAACCGAAATGGTTGAATTGATTGAAACGGGGATTGTTGCTTGGTTGATGTCTATCAATTGAAGGTTGATATAACCCGCTTGGGCTTGTTCGTAGATATTTGTGCGACCACTGCGAATGGTTAAATTTGCAAGAATTGCGCTGGTGTATGAGACACCGTCAATTTCAACATTCCAAATTGGGTTCCACTGTGTCATTAGATTGCCTGAAGTGCGCTTGCACCACCCGTGCCGCGATAGTAGGAATCATTCAAAGTTTCAACGATTGTGCGGGCAGTGCCTTCCCTGTCAATTGCACCATTTACGGTTATGTTGATTTGTGGTGCTTGTGCGGCTAATCGTGCAGCATTCTGTGAATCAGTGAATCCGCCACCGCCTGCTGCAATTAGACGTGCAGCATTCTGTGAATCAGTGAATCCGCCACCTGCCACGGCCTTTGTCGCGGCAACCGCTGATGCCACGGCAGCAGTTACGCCGCCACCAGTCGTTCCACCGCTCGTGGTTCCACCGCTCGTGGTTCCACTACCAGTAAAACCTCCACCAGTTGTGCCGCTTGTTGACCCGCCACCCTTGATTGCACCAGGTGCGCCTGAAGTGGCAAAAGATTGTGCGCCAATTTTTGAAATTGATGAAATATCTTCACCAGGTTTGATTGCATTAATGCCTTTGATAATTAGATTAATGCCGTCAATTGCAGTGTTTAACAATGGCTTAATTGCAGCAAGCACATTGGAAATCAAATTCAACACAACGCTGGCAATGGAACCAATTAGGTTAAATGCTTTTCCAACAACGGTTCCGATAATAGGCGCGGCATATTTTATGACATCAAAAAAAGCTTGAAATTCATCTTTGTTTTCAACAATGGTTGCCTTGATTTTATCAAATGTAGATTTCATGCCGTCAAAGATTGGCAGCACAAATGATTTAATTGCAGCACCAACATCGTTGATTGTTCTGCCTAAACCACCCTCACCTTTAAGACTGAAAGAATCTGCCAACGCGGTAATGATTGGAACCGCTTTATCATTCACAAAAGTTATCAAATTGGAAAGCACTGGCAGTAATGCAAAACCAATTGTTTCTTTTGCTTCATCAAATGCGACATTTAGACGGTCTAACCGACCTTGGAACGTGTTGGCTTCTTGTGCTGCAAAACCAGCAAATGAACCGCGCAAACTTTCATAAACTTTATTGAAATCTTTTGTTTTTAAAATGGATTGGTCAATGCCCAAGCCTAATTTGCCCAGGGCGTTTGTGTTCCCGTCGTATGCCTTGCCTAACGAATTGGCGATTGCTTCCAGCGGCTTGCCCGTCGCCGAACTAATGTCCAACGCTAAACTAAGCAACTTTTGTGCTTCTTCAGTGTCTTTTGTTGACCTAACCAAGCGGGACAAGGCTGGTCGCAATTGGTCATCAGTGACACCCGTGGCCAACGCAGTCTTTGTTATGTAATCCTCAACGGCTGCAATTTGAGCGTTTGTCGCGCCTGTTGTATTTTCTAAAGTTAGCGCAAGAATGCGTTGGGCTTTTTCATCTTCCAATGCAGCCTTAACGCCGTCAATGCCAATTTTGACCGCATAGGCTCCAGCGGCGGCAGCCGCGGCCACAAATGCAGCACCAATGACTTTTCCAACTTTGCCTATTTTGTCGCCAAAAGAATCAACGTCAGTTGATGCAGTTTGAAGCGATTTAGTCAGATTGTTGACATCACCAAGAATGGAAAGTTTGAGCGTGCGACTACCAGCCATTAGTCATACTCCTTCACTATTTTGGAAAATCCTTCTTCCCAACGCTTAATGATTTCAGGCTGAACACTTCTCAAAGTTGGATAAATAAACCAGCCACGGGAACCGCGACCTTCACGGCCTGACCACACTGGAAATTGCTTTAAACGGTTTGAACCGAATTCAGCACCCCCCCAAAGTTGTTGGGTTGTTCCACCGCCACTTAATTTTTGACCAGCAAAACCAAATGAAATTTCACCAATTTTGGACGATTTAGAAACCTTTGAACCTTGTGCAATTCTGTCGTCCAAGTTGTTACGCGTACGTTCAGCGGCTGAAATTATTTTGCCGCGAACATAATCAGCTAAGGCAGAAGATTTTTCTTTGGCTTGTGAAATGGCTTCTTCGTCCATTGCTTTGAAAGAACGGGTAATGGCACGCAATTCTGCTTTGTCGTAAGTGATTGCTTCGTTAGCCATTTGCCCGCCTTTCCAAAATCTCTATTGCAGTCAGTATATCTTCAGCCGTTTCAAATTCTGATTTTGGTAATCCAGTCGCAATGACCAATTCCCAAATGATTCGGCTTAGACTTCCGACTGCGTAACTTTTGGGTCTGTCTCACCAACTACCACGTCAGAAATAGTTTCTGTCCAGGCTTCAATTGGCTTCACTGGCTTGCCAGCGGCTTCCCGCTTCATGGCGTGATAAGCCAAAAACACCAAATCGGATATTCCGATTTTATCTTGTGCTTGACTAATCGTGTGACCTGTGTGCTTTTCCCACTTCACCCACTCAGGTGGAGCAGCCACAAATGTGGCTGACTCCCCTGAATTGTATTCAATTGTTATTGGTAGTTTCATTTTGTCTCCCGATTGTTAGTTTTAGCTGAAGTTTTCTGAAGGTGTTCCAATGACAACAAATGACATTGAAACGGTCTGTGCATCAGGTGCAGCACCGCCCGCACTTGGATAAACTGGCAACACCTGAAATGTAAAGACTGCTCCAGTTGATGCAGTCAAAACTGTTGTGATTCCTGTGTTAGGTGCTGATTCAGTAACGCCCCAAAGTGTTTCACACAATGAAGGTGATGCGCCCCAGTCTGCGAGCATTTCAACTGCAAAAGTGAATTCATCATCAATGTGGCGATTGACTACACCGTCAAGGGTTTGATAACGAACCATTGTTGGTGAGTTGCTTAGAATTGCTGAAGTTGCCTGAGCATCAAAGTTGTTGCCACCAATAGTAAAGGTGACATCGCGCCCAGTTATTACTGTGGTGGCCATTTCTTCTCCTTCTTAGATTGTCTGTGTGTAGTAAGTTGAAACATTGATGTCAGCCACAAGCATTGGGGATTGCCCAATCTCTAACACTGTTGGCTTTTCAACAAGGTCAACAACATATCCCGCGGGCATTGCCGCAAGAATTCCGATTATTAGTTTTTCCAAGTTATCTAATGAACCTGCGTTGCTATTGGAAGCAACAATGGCAGTGATTGCAAAATTAAGTTTGACTTTGGTTTGTGCCTTACCAATTAGAACAACTTCCATGTAAGGTGAATTTGGGACAACCACTATTGCTGGTGGAATTGGCGATTCGGGAACTGAGGCATACACACTGGCAGCTAAAGCGGAAAATGAATTTGCCAGTGCAGCGCGAGTGTCAGCAATTGTTGATGCGGTCATTGGCAAATAGTTTCAACGTCAAGAAACGGCTGAAGTAATGTGGACACCCTGTTGGTCAAACTTCTGCCCATACGATATGGCGTGCTGGCAAAATCTACGCCTTCGATTTGTCCACCAGCGGCAACGCGTGATTGAAAGACTTCAACGCTGACTGCAAGAATGGCTGATTCAATTGGTGGCGAATTGGCATAAATATCAACGGCAGAATAACCCGAAAGTGTGGCCGTGCCTGTTGGGATAATGTCGCGCAAGGTCACATTCGCACTTGTGATTGCAGCGGTGAAATGAAAAACGCCTGTTTTAACAACGGTGACTGTTGCGCTGAAAGGTGCGGGTAATCCCGTCACAATTATTGATTGACCCGCAACAAAATGGTGTTCACGTTGGGTGTAATAAATTGCAACATTGTCTGTCAATTCATAAGCACTGATTGCATTTGTATTTGCAACCAACATTGGCAAAATGACCGCTTCAGCAGTGTTGATAATTTCGTCCAGGTAACTGTCGGGATATAGGGAAACGGAAACGCCAAGAATGCTGCGCAACTGCGCGGTTGAAACAATACTTGGCATTTCCGTCCCTTTCGTCTGCTGCGCCGCGTTCGGGAGTGACCACGGCGCATGATTGGTTTTTTACTTGTTGTTGCGGAATGCTCCACCAGCAAGTTTGATTGCACAAGCACCGAATGAATAAACACCGACATTGATTGAACCGTCAGCACTTGACTCAGCGCGTAGCTGATAATTGTTGCCTTCATACCATGTGTATGCAGCAGGGTTCACAATAATCATTGAACCGTCATCACTTCCAGCAGGTGCAGCAAAATCAGCATACAAATCAAGGCCAGCGACATTTCCACGCAATGAATCTGGACGCAATGCGCCACCAGCATTTTGTGGTTGAGCCGCAATGTAAATTGGACGGCCGTTATCGTTTAGTGCCATTGTGTTTGCCCACTGGCTTGCACCCATAACAATGTTTTGCGCAAATCCTGTTGTGTTTGTGTAAACACTTGCAGCACCGCGTGAAACAAATGCTAATAATTCAGCAGCAGTTGGAAGTGCTGACAATGTTGTTCCGTCAATAGTTGCGTTCGCAACAAGGATTGATGAAACATAAGCGTTTTGTGCCTTAGCCATGGCCGCAACCATGTTACGAAGCAACTCATCATAAAAAAGTGGTGAAGTGCGTGTGAGCAATTCCACCGTGAAATTTTGTTGACCTGCGAATTTCTTCACT